ATTAACTTATATAATAGCATGAAAGTCGATACTCCTCTTGGTTTTCAGAATTTTTCAGGTGTTAAAAAGAAGACAATCAATGAAAGTCTGATCATTAAGTTTGCGTCCGGCCGGCAACTGCAATGCAGTTTAAATCATCCACTATACACTCAAGAAAATAAATTCGTCGAAGCTCAAAATCTAACTGAAGATGATGTGATTTCGTCCAAACACGGATTTGAATTTATTTCATCTATTCAGAGAGAAAATAAATCAATCGACGTGTATGACTTGCTTGATGTCGAAAAGTCTGCGTCATATTTTACTAATGGAGTCTTGAGTCATAACTGCGTAGGGTTCCACGGTTCATCAGGGACATTGATCTCGGGCGCGACATTGAAGATCATAAAGGCTGAAGCGTCCGAAATCAAACCGGTGCACGCCAGTGCAGATATCGGCTATACGGTATACCAAGAACCGCAAAAGAATCGCGAATACATCATTGTGTGCGACGTGTCTAGAGGAAAAGGGCTAGACTATTCAGCTTTTCACGTGATTGATATTACCAATTTGCCGTACAATCAAGTTGCGGTGTTTAGAAATAACATGATCGCTCCTACTGACTACGCAACTTTTATTTTGAATATTGCAAAAGGGTATAATAATGCCCAAGTTTTAATCGAAATTAATGACATTGGAGCGCAAGTTTCGGATATTATATACTTGGATCACGGATATGATGGATTGATTTTTACTGAATCATCCGGATCTAGAGGAAAAAGAGTTTCGGCTGGCTTTGGAAGAAACATCGACCGAGGAATAAGAACAACGTCTAGTGTTAAATCAGCCGGATGTTCAATGCTTAAGCTATTATTAGAACATAAAAAATTGATCATTAATGATTTAAATACAGTTGAAGAGCTGACTAACTTTGTGCAAACTGGTAAATCATACGAAGCAGAAAAGGGAAAACACGACGATTTGGTAATGTGTCTTGTATTATTTGCGTGGTTGACATCTGACAGTTATTTTAAAAACTTGCACGATACTGATGTCATGCACTCTCTGAGAGATTTATCAGATGAAGAAATTTATGAAGAATTGGTGCCATTTGGAATGTTTACAAACGGAATTGATGATTCCGCAGGACCATCATATAGCACCGAAAAAATCGGAAATGAAACCTGGGCAATAGCATCAGACGATCACATGGGAAATTTTTAAATGCTGACAAATAAAGAAAAAGAAAAATTTAGAGAAGAGACTTACGGCAATCTAATTAAATTTCTGAAAGATATGTTCCGTGAAAATTCGTATGAGGTTGTTGGCAATGAAAACAAAGAAAACAAATGGCGTATTATCGTCCACATCGCAGGCGACGATAAATCCGGAGATAAAAACAGAAAAGAAATTCTGAAAATTATTCATGAGGCGCTTAAAACTCAAATCAATAATAACAAAAGCAGGAATATGATTTCTAGCAGTAGTAGCAGCGCCAACAAATTAAAGAATATCACGTGCCTATTCGAAGAAAAATCTTACGATGCGCCCCATGGAAAAGTTTCAGTGTACCATGAAAGTATTCCTGTAACGACCACAGCGAAATACAAAGTCGATATTATCGTGCGCGGAGAGTCTGACGGATTAAACACCGGCGCGCAAGAATCTTTAAATGCTCTGTTTTCTACATATAGAGTTCAGAACGGGCCAATTCATATTCGAAATAACGCAGAATATAAAAAATTCTTGAATAAACTGTTAGAATACCATAGAACCTATCCAACATGGTTTGGCGGAATTACCAAAGACAAAATTATTTCGTTTATGCAGGAAGTTGAACCGTATAAAGACGAAGTTGAATTTATTACGCGGCACGAATGGTTTAAATCTTTTGTGTTAACCGCTGAAGCGATTTCTAAAATTATGGGGTCGACATCATCTGACATGGTGTTTGTGCATGTTAACAAAAATAATGAAATTACTAAAAAAATCGAGCAAGTTTATAAAAAGTGCAATGACAATTCTAAACATGCCTTTGCTGACATCAATAAATGGTGTCCTGCGGACATATACGGAGTCAATATCCGCAGATACAAAGATGTGATGACGCAACTTGAAAAGTTAGATCCAAAAACTCCGAATTCTTTGAATGCGCTTAATTTAATTTTGCTAAGGGCAATCAACAAGAAAATTCTAATTCCCGTTTCGCTTAAAAAGGTTGCTGATCGGACAACATGTTTGAAGAGCATGCCAAACATCTCAAAAGTTAATTTTAATGGCAAGTTCGATTATCAGATTAAGTTTAACGGATTAGCTAAAAACACTAAGGATTCATTTGAAAGCGCTTCTGGTTCTGCGGTTAATCTGTCATTTAGCCAGATTTATAAAAACTCTCTAGTTAAGCATACGACACTTTCGTTTTTTGTTAAAAATAACGTGTTGACAACCGAAATTCAGGGAGATTACGCTCGGCACGGATCTACGTCCGTTGGCCAAATCACTACAATTGCTAACCAGTATTCAACTAAAAAAGGCTTTGATGATAGGAATTATAAGCAGCATACTGATAAATTCAATATTAAAACATTCAAAAATCCTCAGTTTGGAACGTTGATCTCCGATAAATCTAACTTGACTCACGCTGCTGGTAGTGGTGCGAATAGCACATTTAACCCACATGTGCCAGTTATTAAAAACACATTGGAAAGCTATAATCGGTTTTATGCCAATTATAAGTGTCTATCGAATAGTCAGGTAGATTCAGTATCGATATTGAAAGATAAGAAAAAACTATATCATGATATTGTGCCTGCTTCTAATAAGCACGGCAAAAATACCCAAGATGACTCAACATTTACGAACAAATATTTTTATCCCAAGTACAGGGCGGCAGCCGTTGTAAGTCATATTCTAAAAAATTCAACTAACAGGTCTCCAATATCAAGTCCTTTAATCGAGAATAATGCTCATTTTCGTACATCTGTAAATAATGCATTCGGACAACTCTACCTATATGCGGCATCTATGTCGCCGCATTCTGCGCCTCACTATAAAATTTATTGATATTTGTTTACACCCACTAAGAAATAAGATATAATATATTTTATTTCTTTTAGGGGTGTGTCAGTGCCGTTCTATATTGAATGTATAATTTTTAGTCTTATCTTCATTTTTGTGCTTTCAATTGTCATGTTGCTTGTAGCGTTTTCAATTATGTTTGTAATTGTTATTTTAGAATGTTTCATAGAGAATAGAGGTAGATCATTAAATGACGACAACCACTCCAGTTAAAAAGTATAAAAAATCGACGATTATTTCGGAAAAAAGTGTCAAGGAATCTAATCCTGAGCGATTTTACGTCGACAAAAAAGCGTTCTATGAAGCTTTGGTTGAAAGAAAAGCTCTTGTTGATAAAGCAAAAGAAGAGAATAAACCTTCTCCGCAGATTTCCGATTTTATCGGAGAATGCATTCTCAATATTGCGACTAACCTCGCGAGGAAATATCAGTTTTCCGGTTATCCTTTTAAGGATGACATGATTTCGGATGCAGTTATCCACTGTCTCAGGTATATTGATGCCTTCGATGTCACGAAAGAATCAAAAAATCCATTTTCATATTTTACCCAAGCGTCTTATTATCAATTTTTGAAGAAGATTCAAACCGAGAAAACTCAGACCTATATCAAATGCAAGGCTACTATGTCTTCATTGGTCATGAACTCTTTATCTGAAAGTGATTTAAATGGAAATGATGAGCACAATCTAGATAATCTTGAATTTGATACAGATTTTATGGATCACTTCATTTCGGATTTTGAAGCGCGCGAAACAAAGAAAATTAATGAGAAAAATGAACGCTTAAAATTAAAACGCGAATCCGAAATTAACGAAATGTCCTTGGAATACGATGAAGATGAATAAAATTGCAATTGTTACTGATACTCACTTATCTGTAAGAAATGATCATGAAAATTTAATGCAATACCAGAATGAGTTCTGGGCAAATGTCTTTTTTCCGAAGTTGAAGCAAGATGGAATCAAAGAAATTTTCCATCTTGGGGACTTTTTCGATAAGCGACAATTTGTTACTGTTAAGTCGTTGCAAAATCTTAGAGATAATTTTTTACCATTGCTGGACAAGTACGATGTCAACATGACACTTATCGTAGGCAATCATGATATTCTGTATCGAAATACGGTAGAATATAATTCCCCAGAAAATATTTTTGCCAATAATTCAAGGATCAAAGTAATTGTAGAACCAACTGAAATTTATGGAATTTTGCTGTTGCCTTGGATCACGAAAGATTCGTATTCGGACACACTAGACGTTATTAACCGAACTAACTGCAAATTTTGTTTTGGGCACTTCGAGATTGCCGGTTTCGAAATGCACAAAGGGCAAGTTGCTGAATCGGGAATGAGCTCTGATTTGTTTGATAAATTCCATAAAGTGTTGTCCGGCCATTTTCACACAAGATCTCACAAGCGAAATATCTATTACGTTGGATCTCCATTTGAAATGACGTGGTCAGATTTTAATGATCCACGAGGTTTTCATTATTTTGATACTGATTCGGGAGATCTTGAGTTTATTAAAAATCCCGAGTCGATGTTTTTTAAAATTGAATACTTCTCCAAAAACGGAAAAATCAAAGCCCACTGGCAGCCCTATAAGCCAGAAAACGTATCTGGCAAATTTTTAAAAATCGTTGTGGTCACGAAAGAATCTCAATCTGATTTAGATGAATTCGTATCTTGCTTGTATCAGCAAAATCCATCCGAATTGCAAGTGTATGAATCCAAAATTGACGTCAATGGTGTTTTAGTTGAATTTGAAAATTCTGAAAAATGCCAGTCAAATCTTGATATAATTCAGGATAAGATCAAAGTGTTGGAAGATCTCAATAAAGACGATCAAATTCTATTGTCAAATTACATTCATAGAATTTATAATGAATCGGCGTCGCAGACTTAATAGGTAATTTATTAATGGCTAAAATTGAATTTAAAGAGTTGGTTCTTAAGAATTTTCTTTCTTTCGGCGATAATCCTGAAACGTTTATTCTGAATAAAAGCCCGATCACATTGATTAGTGCTACAAATGGGACAGGAAAATCCGCGGTGCTAGACGGCCTCACATTTGCTTTATTCGGTAAAGCATTCCGCGGCATTAAAAAGAATATGTTGATTAACTCAATCAATCAAAAGGATTCTGTTGTTCAAATCACTTTTTCTAAAGGTTCTAATGAATATCGTATTATTCGAGGCCAAAAGCCAAGCATTTTCGAAGTATACAAAAACAATGAAAAATTAAATGAATGCGCTGCCATTTCTGATATGCAGGCACACATTGAAAATGATATTTTAGGATTCGATTCGGCTACATTCGGGCGCGTATGCATCATGTCGTCAATGAATTATACGCCCTTTTTGCATCTGAGCGCTGGCGAGCGCCGTAATTTCGTAGAAACAATGCTAAATTTGTCGCTGTTCAGTGAAATGAATCGAATCAACAAAGCAAATATTAGCAAGCTCAAAGATCAAATTCTGTTTAAACAGTCTGATATTTCGAATTTGAATACTCAGATTAAAGAAAAGCGAGAAATGCTGAAGTATATCAACCAGCATGACGAAGACGAATTAAAAGAAACAAAAAACAAGCTGCAAGAAATTTTGAATGACATTGAATCTCTCAACAAAGAAATTTTTGGCATTGATGAGCGATTAAACGGTTTTCCCGAATATGATTCGTTCAAACAACAAGAAAGAAAACTTCTTGAGCAAATGATTGAATTGCAAAATCAACAAAAGGTAATTGATTATGCTAAAAATTCAGCCAAAACTCTAAAAAACAAATTAGACACTGACGATAATTGCCCGCATTGCCACCAGCATATTTCGGATGACTATAAATCAAAAATTGCTAAACAGTCTGCAGAAGAAATTGAAACGCTCGAAAAAGACGCAGCTCTAGTTTTGAATCAACTTGCGAGCGTATCTTCAGAACATTCAGGCATTAATGCAAAAATCGCGCAAATCGAACAAAACATTAAACTGCTGAATGCGGATAAATCTGGAAAAGTTGAATCAAAGAAGTATCTGTCTAAAGAGGCCAAAGCGCTATTCACCAAAATTGAGTCAATTAAGTCTAAGAGCAAAGTAAACGAATCTGAATTAGAAACAACTCTAAACACTTTAGAAGACAATTTAAATATAGCAAAAGTTGAATATGACTCTCTGGTAAACGAGCAAAGAATTTCAATTATTGCTGCAGATCTGTTAAAGGATAGTGGAGTTAAAGCTGATATTATTAAACAATATATTCCTTTACTGTGCGCGTATACGAATCAATACTTGGAAAAAATGAATATTTCTATGAAAGTAGAAATTGATGAAAACTTTAATGAAACGATTATTACTAGATTCGCGAACGAATTTACCTATAACAATCTTAGCGCTGGCGAAAGAGCACGATTAGATATATCGATTGCAATGGCATGGATGTCCGTAGCTAAAATAAAAGGATCTGTGGATACCAATTTATTGTTTTTAGACGAAATGGCCGACAATGCTCTTGATGCGTCTGGCACTCTCGCGATGCTAGATATTGTAAACGACATTTCTAATAACGGAGTTCATGTATTTTTAGTTAGCCACAAAACTAATTTAGAAGAATACGCGCGATCAGTTATTCAGTTAGAAAAAATCAATGGATTCACAAAACTTGTTAGAAGGTGATTTATGAGAGAACAAAATGTTACATTTTTTCAGTATAATTTTTCATGGCTAGTGTTTAATATTCTGTTCTTTTCTGCAGCTGGACTAACCTATTATCGATATATAGCTGGCGATGATATTATTTTGTGGTTATCTTTGACAATTTTCACGGGTATCTGTAATATCATTATCAGTAAGCAAATAATTGAATCGTACTTAAAAGTATTTTCGATTTTGAAAGTGCTAAGATTGGCCGGAATTAAAAGACTTGATTATGTCTTGCTGATTCCATATTATTTTTCGCAAGTATCAGTTTCAGACAAACCGTTTGAAATTAAAAGTCATTTGAAGATTATGGATTCCAACCGGGAAATTCAGGTACACGTTAACTGGACTGGATATAACAATTGGAGTCTTACATATCCTAATGGCAAAGTCATCAAATCAAAGGAGAAAGTTTCATAATGTATCACGTATACGGAAAACCTGGCTGCGGCAAGTGCGCAATGTTTAAAAACAAAATGAAGCAAACTGATCAAGAATTTACGTATTATACAATTGGCGAAGATGTTACGTTTGACTGGATCAAAGAACAAATTGCAGGAACTGACATCAAACAACTCCCGGTTGTGTTTCTGGAAAATGGCCCAGACAGTAAGGTTCTTTTGAGCGAAAAAGAAGTGTCGAGTATGCTAAAATAATGTTTTCATTTCTTGCCCGTTGAAATATAATCTTTTTTTGGAAAATGCTTGGTGTCTTCATATGAATAGTAGTATTGACGATGATGTTCTATCTGACTTAGTTGTTAAGCATTTTCCGTTTTCGGAGTTTAATGCTGGACAAAAAGAAGCTATTGAATTCGCCGTCCGATCGGTATTATCTGGAACTAAGCATACTATTATCAACGCCCCTACGGGTATTGGTAAATCTGCTTTAGCAATGACCGTTCATCGCGTTTTGCACGAATTGAAAGGATTCAATAGCGTCATTTTGACAACAACTATCGGATTGCAAAAACAATACAATGATGATTATTCGGAAGAGTTGCTAGACCTTAAAGGCAAAACAAACTATCCGTGCTTAAAAAATACTCCGAACGGTTATGGATCAGCTGAATGTCTAAAAGAATTGCATAACGATAAGTGCGAAAAGTTTATTTGCCCATACGTGATAGCTCGAAATTCTTGGGTTGCACACCAAGGAATCAAGACAACGAATTCCAGCTTTTTCATTAAAGCTCCTGAGTCGCTGATTCCAATTGATGATTCCGAAAAACTCAATTTGTGCATTATCGACGAATGCCATGAAATTGATAAGACAATTATTCGGAATACGTCTTTAGAATTTACTCCAGATTCATACAAGAATTTAGAATCGGTGCTAAAAGATTTTGAGCAAAAATGGGTTATGCTCATGAATCTGTTTAAAAATTGCATACCCGCTAATTCTAAATTTGACTTTTCGGTAATACGGTCTGATCTAGACTTTATTAAATCATTTTTGTCTGAGTGCGAACACGTCGTAACGGTATTCAATGAGAAAATTGAATATTCTAAAAATTCTGTATCGGCTTCTACATTAATGAAGTACGAAACCGTTTTGAATGAAGCTAAAGACTTATTGAGAATTTTCAAACTAATTGTGTATTTCTGCATTAAAAAGTCTGAATTCGAATTTGTGATGACAAATGACCCGTTGAAGAATTTGATCTCGTTTATTCCAATTAGTTCTGCTACCCCTATGACAAATATCTTAGTTTTCAATAAAGCTAAGCAATTTATTCATATGTCGGCAACTATCGGCGGAGTTGAGCAATATACTCAAAACCTAGGAATTTCTGAAAAAGACTATTCATATTTTGAAATTGATAACCCAATTCCTAGAAAAAACAGACCAATCTTCATTGATAAAATGATGCAAATCAATATGTCTACTAATCCAAAAGACATTGCAAAACTAGTAGACCAAATTATCAAAGAGGAACTGCCTAATGGAAATGGCGTCATTCACACTGTGAGTTTTAAGTTAGCAAATGACATTGCTAAAAACTCTAAATATTTTAAGCACATGACAGTTTCAAACAATCGAGCCGAGATATTGAAACTGCTCCAAATGAAAAATCAGATCATTCTGTCTCCGTCGATTGAAACTGGATATGATTTTAAAGGTGATCTGGCAAGATGGCAAATTATCGCTAAAGTGCCATTTTTAAATCTCGGTGATATTTACGTAACTGAACGTAAGAAAAAATCTCTTAAATGGTATACTCGGGAAGCTGTCCTAAGATTAATTCAAGCTTCCGGCCGAGTTGTGAGAGGCATAAATGACTATGGAAACACATACATTATCGATTCAAATTTTCTAAATCTTGTGCAACAAAACTTAGAATTATTCCCTGAGTGGTTCTTAGACTCTATTGAGTAGGCTTTTCTCCTTTCGCGAGTCTAATAGCTTCCATTGGAGAAATTGTAATATTCTGTTGATTCTGGATAATATTTGTTTGTCCAGAATTTTCTTTTTGTTTTGAGCTATTATTTTTGATTTTTTGCTTTTGCTCATGGATATTGATTAATTGCTGATTAAGCGCGACATGAGTTTCTGCCAATTTTGCGTATACTTCAAATGCTCTTGGCTGGTCAACACCTTTCACTAGTTCAGCATATTCGGCCAATACTTCTTTAGATTGCTGAATAGATTCTTTGATTTGCTTTCTTGCAAATTCAAAGTCGTCTTCAGTCTGACTCAAGTCTTCTTCAGTGGTTTGAATCGCCTTGGGCGCATTTGGGTTTTTGACAATAATCGCAGGAGGAAGATTATCCGGGTCTAGCTTAGACACAATTTCGTCTAATTCAGATTCTAATTCAATTTCCGCCAACTCATCAGAAAAGTTATCTTCTTCGTCCATTAATGCGTCAGCAATAGATTTAGCTTTGCCAAGATTGAATGAGGAATTCAAATCATTTTTAGTTGCGATATATTGATTTGCCATTTTAATTACCGTCAAAATTATACGTTTCTAGTAAGAATGATTTCTTAATATCATCATTTACCGGAAGTTGATAAACTGGAGCTGTCAAATCTAAAATAATTTGTTTATTGTTTATTGGAGTGAAAAAATACACTTTGGCAAAAAAGCTAAATGTCGCGGTCAAAGTTCGTCTAGTTGCAAAATCATCATCGTAAGTATCGCTTAATTGCAAATTCTGATAAGCAATTGACAAATCTACTTCAAAATCTTCGCCCAGTTTAGCTCGAATGACGACGTCTGGAGAAAATGCCGGTAAAATCTGTTCGATTATCTGGTTCAAATCGTGTTTTGTTTTTGCGATGGCAGTAACTTCGAATGACATAATTGCCGGCCACGGAGTATACATTTGATGTCTGGCTGTATCGGTGTGGCTATTTAAAGCTACTCTATTGTTTCTGGCGAGTTTTCTGGATGAGTCATATTGAATATCTTCGCACACGTACGATATTCTAGGTAGAATTAGAGCAGTTTGCCGTTCATGATCAGGATCATCGAATCTTTGCGACCATTTTTCTTTTTCTGAATAATTGACAGGCACATTTACGGTAGACAGCACGCTTCCGTCTTCTGAAAATCTTTTAACGTCAATGTCTGAAAACAGATTGCCGAAGATCAGACTGTATTTTTCAATAAGATTGTAGTAAAAATAATTTTTAAAAAGTGCCATTGAAATATTATCCTAAGAATGGATTATCTTCATCAATATTGATATATTCTTCGTTTCTCTGGTCAATTACTCTATTATCAGAATTACGGACTGAACTTGCTTTATCAATCACCTTCTTAGGATACCAAATAGCAGTATTCGCCATGTTCATGATCGGAGAGTCTGGGTCTTCAATTTGGACAGAAGAATCCTGTGCAATACTAGATTGATTAGAAGTTACTACAATAGTTTTATTGACTGGATCGAAAGAGATCACCGTAGCTTCAAAGGCATTGCCTTGGATCACTATATCACCAGGGACGAACGAGCCAGTTCCGTGATCTAATTGAATAGTCTGAGTGAATGCATACTTCTGTTCGTACTCATCAATAGAGTCAATTCCAGTGTTGAACTGTTCAGAACTATAATCAAAAGTTTTCACTTTTAAACGATATACGTATAGAGTTCCGAGCTGAAAAAACACGGAATCAAGATCGACATAAGATATTTCGAATGCTCTGATGCGATTATCAACTTCTTTTGGAAAAATGATAATATCGCCTTCGCGAGGTTTTGACATTCCAAATCGGCTACCGACTTCTTCTTCGAATCTGGACCGAGCCACAATTAAACTGGCTTCGTCGCGAATTTCGAGTCCGAATTTAGAAATAAATGACTGCTCGCCTTCCCATCCCATGACGTTTTCAAGATACATTTCAACACAGCCACAGTCATTAAACGAAGACGACGCTGAATCTTCTCCGAAGAATGAATTAAAATTGGTTAGAGTTCTTGGCAGATAAAAATAATTGCGGCCGTGCACCTGAATTGATTCAATAATCAAATCATTATACAAGTCTTGATCGAATTCACTTGCTGTAAATGAAGATTCAAAATAAGAATTGGTAGTCATTTATCATCTCTTTATAGAAATCAACATATTACGCAATCACAATTCCAAGTGGTTCTTGCAGCGAGAAGATATAATTTTCGTATTTTTCTATATCTAATAGTGCGTCATTATAAATTGCGTCACCGTTTAATAACGTACCACCCGGAAGAGATACTCCAGAGAATTTTTTAAGATTCATTCCCCAGTATTTTTTAGCATACGCCGTAGCCAGTTTTCGAAGAGCTTCATCGCCCCAGATATTATATGAATTCTTATACAAAAATCCCATTGCGTCGACTAGCATATAATCTCCGGCTTTAAACAGCCGCGAAAGATTATCAAAGACAACTAAATCGCCTCGATGCCGCCTAAAATCAAATGGCATTTTTCCTTGCAATAGCGCGTGAACGTCATTAAGATATTGCTTGGTCATTACAAACGTGGACATTCCAGACGGACCGATGCCGTATTTTAAAGAATCAAAGATTGCATCGCGAGTCATTTCAAATTCATAGCTCATCCAACCGGAGTTTGCCATAGCAACTCTGGGGTCAAACACGTTTAATACAGAAAACACCGATTCTGGCATTTTGATTACGTTTGTGTCTAAATTTTCCTGCGATAGCGTAATGCGTAAGAGCGATCTTTCTTGAGATTCGTTATGATATTGCTGCCAATAATCTATCGCGTCATCAACAGCATTTTCTAATTGCTCTTTTGCAATATTGACTTTGATTACTGGCTCGCCAAGATCTTGTTTGATTCGTAAAATTAGTTCTGCTTTAGTTTTTGGAATCATGTTATTAGTCCCATATCTCCATTATGGTCGGCCTTTAAAAGAATATCGAGCGTCGTCGGCGCAACACTTTCTGGTTTAGACACACTTGCAGTAGAATTAGAAGCCGATATATTCGACGCAACATTTGATCTTTGCGCGGTTTTAGATGATGACGGTTTAGTTCTAGTTTGTCTTAATAATTTATTTGGAGCAACTCCATGATTAATTGCATGAGCCGCTCCGAAATTAACATTTCTGGGAGTATTTATATTAACATCAGGTGATTGCGCCGCTTTAAGTCCGGAATCTTTGCCTTTTCCAGACTTACTAGGAATCGTACTTCCGCCGCTTTTTACGGAAACCGGCGCTGGGCTAGGTTTATTTGAAGCGCCAGAAGAAGTAGATTTAGGCGTAGGCGTGTTTGCGCCAGACACTTGGGCAGATTTTTGAGCGGGAGCAGAGTTAGGCGCAGAAACAGCTTTAGAATCAACCGGAGCAGCTTTCGCGGATTTATTTCCACTAATCAAAGACACAGGAGCCTTTCCATCAAGACTCATCTGCGGAGCTAACTCTTGGTAGATTTTTCTAACATAATTTTGCGTTTCTGGAATATCAGGAACTCTATTGCCAGCGTTTTTAACTCGACCTTCGCCCGCGTTATAGCCAGCCAGAGCGAGTTTCCAATTTCCATTGAACATTTTTAACAGGTGTTTCATATATTTTGCTTGAGCTTTAAGCATCTTATATGCAGTATCTTCATTCACAGGACTTCCTGCAGTAGGACATCCATAAGCTACAGCAGTTTTTGGCATAAACTGAGTAAGGCCATACGCGCCAACACCTGACTTGACGGTCATATTGTACCGAGATTCTTGAAAAACCTGGGCCTTTAGAATCAGCATATCATTTGAAGAAAATCCTTCTTCGGAATATGCTTTTACCATTAAAGCGTCGTAGCCGTGATAATTTATTGCTCCGGATGACGCATTGCGAGCGGTTACTCCTCCAGATCCAGATTGCGAATTATCATTCGCATTGACAGCGCCACTAGAATCATGACTAGAATTATTTGTACTACTGCTTCCATTTGATGTTCCGCCAAATATGGATCTGATTCCGGAAATAACTCCGGAAATTGCGCGTTTGCCAGATTCGACAATTTTGTCTTTGGCTGCTGAAAATATACTAACAGACTTTGCAACTGTTTCGACGATCGTATCAATTTTTTCTTTAATGATCGTTGAAACCGATTTGGATTTTTCGTTAGGTGCGTCTTCAGTCTTTTTCTTAAAAGCCTTTCTAAAAAAATTCATCAAGGCAGACAAATTATCTTTAGCAAATCGTTTGATCTTGTCATACCATGATGACATTTTCCCTAAGTATCCATTGAATACCCCGACGATAGAATTTATTTTATTATCAATTACTTGTTTAACTTTAGACCTAATGTCACGTTTTCCGAAGAAATAACTGGCAATAGAAAATTGAGACGATCCGGTGAATCCTGAAATAACTTTTTCAAGGGAATCACCTTCTTTGCTAGCGCTTTCTCCTAGAGTTTTAGCGGTTTGAATTTCTTCTTTAGAACCGTCCGTTTGCGCTTTAGGTGTTGCCGGTGACATCGGCGATTCACCAGAAGATTCCGCAGGAGAACTCTGATGAACTAATTGCTCAGAATTACCAGGCTTTTCTGGTTGTTCCGGGTGTTGATAATGCGGCTTGTTATAATCAACGACGTCTTTAGCTTTAAATGCTGTTAGTGTTGCGGTGAACAGCATTATCTTCAGTAAAATAGAATCTAAGTCTTTAAAGCTATTCGATTTAAGCTTAAACAAATCGAACATGCCAGATGTTTTTTGTTTTACTTTAGACTCTACGCGTTTAGGAGTGTCAGACTCTTCATTCGGAATAACCTGAGCAAACTTCTCAAACTTACTTAATTTCCGAATAGATATTCTGATAAGCTTAATGAGCTCAGAATTCTTCTTTAAATTAAACATGAGGACGGATAAAATATCAAATCGAGTTAGATCCTCATTTTGATATTTTTTTCTAAGTTTTGCTGTATATTCTTTCAAAGAAGTCAACGCTTTGGTTGACTTAGTTTCTTCGGCTTGAATATCGGTTAGAGCTGTTTTCATTTATAATAATTCTTAGATCATATATGGATTCAAAGCTGCGTTTGTAACAGAGCTGTTTCCAATTCTGGGAGATCTGACGTTTGCGGCAGACATATCTTTAGACATCTGAGCCGCCGAATGATTGCTCACCTGGGGAATTGCAGGCTTAACAGATTTATTTGCCGGGTTTGACGTCGGTTCAGTTTCGGTCGACGGAGTTAGTGCTTGATATAATGGATTATTCGGAATAATCGGAATCTTACTATCCGAAGATTTTAAACTAAATGAACGCGCTTTAGGATCCGCTTTAATCGACGACGGGCCTTGCTGATGAGTAGTAGCCTTAACTGGACCGGTCGATTTGTTTGAACTACTCGTAGCGCCAGGAGCACTCGGAATGCTTGATGCTTTAGAAACATCAGCCTCTTTGTCGTTAAACGAAAGATGCACGTGATCCCTGTGCTGTACAGTGTCACCACCGCTATTCACGCCGGGATGACCGTAATCTCTCCAGCCTTGCGCTGCTTTTGAAGCACTCCAAATTTTGTCATAATAAATTACGTATTTTATTCCAAGATGCTCAGCGTTCTCTTGAGCCCATTTGGCCAGCTGCCAACCGCGTTTTACGGCAGCTTCAGATTTATAATCGCCGTTAATTGCAGTCATTACGTCAAGGGCGTGGCCTGTCGCGTGATCAGATTTTGAGTTGGTCCCTGCAATATTTCGATTTGCGTATCCGCCAATCGATTTGAAACCCCATTGGTCTCTGATGACTCCGTATAGTTTAGCTGCGTTACCTACGATGCCTTTGGGAGCACCGCCTGCGCTTTCCTTTGGAGCACTGCTTCCTGAGCTGCTGCCATTGCTTCCCGAATCGTCAGACGAACCAGTTGATCCGGATGTACTAAATGAACTTCCTGAAGAACTAGTTGAAGTGCCTGTTGGAGACTTATTCGAAATTGCGCTCTGAGTGCCTGGTGCACCGGAAGTTGAACTCGAGGACGATCCAGCAGGAGCGGAAGTTTTAGGAGACCCTTCAACTTTAGATTTTTCATCAGACGATGATTCTGATGAAAATGGATTTAATTTTTTAAGAATATCTCCGATTTTGTTTTTAAGAACATCAACTGCTCCGCTAAACAAATCATCAATTTTCTTTGTAATCCACTCGTGTAAATCTTTACCAACTTTACCTTCTTTGATCCCAATTAGAAGTTCAATTAAGCCACCGTATTTTCCGCCAGAAGCTTTAGAAATTGATCCATCTAGTTTTTCGGACAGCTTTAAGTATCTGCCAACTTTGTAGCTACTGTATCCAACTGCAGCGGCTAAAGCGCCAATAATTCCGGCTCTGCCTACGGGCGTTCCGAGTGTTCTAACAACAAAGTTTCCGGCCGTTGGCACAAGTCTTCTAAGAAACGAAGCAGCCTGCGGAGCTGCTCTTCTGTATAATTGTTTAGCTCCGGCTAAAGCATTTTTACCTAAACCGACAAGACCTCTACCGAGCGTTTTTAATCCAGGCTTGATAAGTTTATCTAGAATAAGTTTTCCAACAAATTTAGTAATATTCTTGAAAAACGTACCTAATAATCCTAAAAGAAATCCAGCAATACCGTGGTATTTGCCAGTTCCGGGTTCCGAATTCGCGCCTTCTTCGCCAGCATCTTTTTTAGGGTTAGAAAATATTCCTGTCGCTGAAGCGCGTTTCCAATCACCAGTGTTAAAATGCTTTTTAGTTAATCGCTTAATTGTATTTTTTAATTGATGAAATTCATTCGCAAGTTCATTTTGAAAAATGACAATTTTAGACAACACTCGTTGGATTATGAAATTCTGTTGAGAATTTTTGGCTACAATAGATCGAGAATTTCTAATATTTCTAGGGTTAAACGAAGTTGACAGCAGTTGATTATCAGAAAACTCAGTCCGCGGTTTAGACGAATTTTGAGACTCAGCCAGCATTTGATGAACGGTAGTTTTTACAATCGATTGGATCGTGCTAATCTGGCTCGGGTTTACATGATTCGAATTCGGGCTGGCGATATTCGTATTTGAATTAAAAATAGAATTTCTGGTGTTGTATCTGTTTTCTCGTCTATCTCTAAGAACGCGAGTGATTGTATCTCCGAATTTTGAAGATTGATTGATGTCAAATTGACTGACAAAATGATTTATAACATTTTGCACAAATCCAGTTTTGGCCGTTTTATTTTTTCCGGCTTTATTCCTAGAAATTGACGACTGAGCAGCCGGAGCAAAAGCCGGATAGTCAGAGCTAGGTTGTGTAGCAGCAGTATGAGAATTTGTCGGCGGAATATTAAAATGAGCTAAGGCTTTTTCAATAGACTTCGAATGATCAGAAATGGCATCCGAAATGCTTTTAAGCCTTGCCTTTAGCTTAGTGACACTTTGAATTAATTTAGATTGAGTGAACAAAGAACTAGAAACAAATGCAACTAGTTCTTTGTGAAAACCAGACAAATCAGAGCGACCGCCGTTTTTTTGTAAAAGACGATGCGTAATTCTACTCAAATTACCCATAATGTCGCTCTTTTTGTCCATTTTCTTTGTTTGTCCTTTCTACGAATTCTTTCCAAAACGTTACATAAATCTCTCGTTCAAATGGCATTAAGTTTTCAAGTTCGCTCAGAGATAGTACTTTATTAAAAATCAAATCTGAGTGCAATTTGTAGTGATTATAAAGATCATACTCACTACAGATTAAAGAAAAAAACCTAATAGACCTGATTCTTCAGATTTAAACACCTTTTTGCATTTTAGACATTTGGCTTTAATTTCAACTGAACACGTAGGAGTATCTGTTAGAAAATCTCTAAGATTTTTTAGGTCCGACGGTCTAAATGAATTCATGAAATCACAGAATTCGTCAAAAGTGAAATCGTCTTTAGTCATAACATCAAATTCGCCCGGGGTTTCCTCAGACGGAACGATAACAGATTCAACAAGTTTGTACAAGATAGAATTAAATGCATTAGCATCTGTTTCGTCAATATCAACTGCGACAAAGTTTAATTGAAGTTTAATTCCGTCAACCAATTCAACAAGACGGCCGCCGCCTTTAGATACAGTTGAGTTCTTGTCCAAAGATTCTAAATTGATAACCGTGACATCTTTATCAATATTAAACGATGTTTCAATGGTTCTTTGGCACGGACCTTTAGATTCATCGCCTTGAAGCCCGCATGCATCTTCGCCAATTGTATATACAACTTTTACATCAGAGGACACGGATGTTGAATACAACTTTAAAAATAAAAATTGCAAATCTGCCGGATGCAGTTGCTCAGGATCAGCATTGGTGCAATTTTCAATAATCTGGCTCACTGCTTTAAATTTTTCAGATTGATTGTCCCCAACCTGAGCCATTTCAATAATTTTTTCTTCTTTAATCGTGTAAGGACGATACTCAACAGTTTTTTTCGATACAGGCAATTCGATATTATAAGAAGGTAAATCGCGCTTAGGTAGTTTCATCATAGTCTTTAGTAGTCCGAAAAGAAGAATTATTTTGTTCTGGGAGACGCTATAACTGGTTCAAAAGTCCAATCCGAATATCCAATTTCAACTGGAACATTCACATGCTGAGATTGAGCTTCCCAATTCAGCGTAGATGTATTTATTGCCATCAGCAGAACGTTTTTGAATTTCCATAGGCCAACAGGATCTCCGCTTTTTGTGTAAGAAACAATCCGAACTTCCGAAATAATCAAATCATCATAATATTCGCACATGTATCCAGTGTGTTTGCCTTCGATCAGATCCATCCAGACGTCGAAAAATGCTCTAATGTTAAACAGCGGGGTTTCAATAAAATCCAGCATCGTAGTCGTATAGTTAGCCGCGTACGGAATAATCCGAGCTGGGCCATTTAGTTGTCTGGATAGGCCAACCGTTTGTCTAGCAGGCAAATCAGTTGAGAAACATCTAAATCTCAAGTTGGTAAACATGTCAATTGCGAGATTATATTGCAGAGAATTGACTCGGCTGAATTTAGAAAAACTCGCGGGAAGATCCATGAACTGGACTTCGAAATATGCCGGAGATGAAAATATTAAATCTTGCTTTTCGCCTTTTAACGGCTGCCTAAAATCTTGAATACTAAAAGCCATCTTATTTTGGTTTCCGTTTTCTGTTTGATAGCGTTTTGCGAGTGTCAGCAAAGACTTTAGTCTGAGGAGCTTTAGCAAAATGAGCTAAAGGCAAAAATACCGCAAATTCCCAATGCTGCTTTTCAAATTTGTAAATCTTTGATCTAAAATGAGAATACAAATACGTTTTGACGCATGCCCTGAAATAATCAGATTGGGCTAGCACTTTTAAGTACGCAAGATGCGACGTTTTTTCAGCTCTAAACAAAATAGTCATTAATCTTACTCGTAGTACCGGAGGAAGATAGTGAAGATTGAATCCGACTATATGATCCGATTCAATAAGCATCGGAATAATAAGAGGAGATCTGTCGTAGTATTTTAGTGTGTCTGCATGCTTAGGCTGATATAAAAACGTAATCATTTCGGAAATTTTGATGTCACTTCTTTTTGGAATCACTTGCTGAACAATCTTATGTTCTTTCAATTTTGTGAGAGTGTTTATCCCAAGAAGATTTTTATTCACATAATCATTAAAGAATTCTAACGATCTCTTAGTTTCAAGAGTAATACCCTTTTCTGACGCTCTTTGAAGAGTATCGTTTAAGATTTGTATTACTTTATCGTTATTTGACATTTTTTAATAAATATATTGATTCCACTTACATATTTAAAAATAATATGGCTTACAGCGGCAGATTTATTCCGAAAAATACTGAAAAATATGAAGGAAATTATACAAACATCGTTTGGAGATCCACTTGGGAAAGATCCGTGTTTCGATGGTGCGACGAAAATCCTGATGTCAAATCATGGAGCTCTGAAGAAATTGTTATTCCGTATTACTCCCCCGTAGACGGCAAAATGCATCGATACTTTGTAGACTTAAAAGTGACTTTCAATAACGGCTCTACTCTGTTGATTGAAATAAAACCAAATTATCAAACGAAGGCTCCGGACGTCAAGAAAATTAAAAACGGCAAAAAAGCTCAATTGAGATTATTAACCGAAGCCCAGACTTTCGCGGTTAATGACGCAAAATGGAAAGCCGCGGACGAATTCGCAAAACAGCGCGGCTGGAAATTTGTGATTTTTACTGAACACACTCTACACGATATGGGAATACGAATCACTAAAAAGAGATTTTAGAATAGCGAAAATCCGTTCATATCTGAGATTAAGTTCTCAATTCCCGTAATTAGCCAGTTGTACTTAGGCAACCTTACTACGCCGCCAGACTGATTAACATAATAATGGTTTAGCGGCAAATCATTTTCTAAAATAGAATCTTTCATTTCCGGATAAGATTCTATTTTAACTCGAATACAGTCAAGAATGCTTCTCCGAAATTCTTGCTCATCCCATACAATATGTTCGAATTCGTGCTCATGATCTTTTGCAATTAGTTGACCAAGCTTTTTAGCTTCAAACGCGGTTTTTTGAAAAATGTCTTCTAATCTTGGATCGCACGTCCATTCCAGTTTCGCATAGTACCAAAATGATTCGACGTTGTTGAGATCAAATCTTTGAGACTCGAATCTCTGATATTCGAACGGCGTATGAGCCATGTTGGATAAAAACCGGCCAATTTCAGTTTTTCCGCGAGAATACACGTTAATGTGGGTAATTCCGTCTAAATTCGGGTCAAAGCATTTTGGACTTGGCATGATAAAAAATCATATTTGTTTAAAGAAGATTTATTATATCATCTACGCGTTAGCCATAAAACAGTTTAGCCTGATGATCCGGTTCACTCGGTTTGATTGAGACATCTTGAAGATGATAGATTCATTGACTGATATGATTTGAAGTGATCCTGCGTGATTTTAAGCGAAAACGTTGTAAAAATTGAAGTATTTTGGTTACTTTTTAGACTAAAATACCACTGGTAACTCGTTTAGTGCCACTGGTACATAAAACTGTTTACAATGCCCGGGGCTGTTGGTATAATAGAATCCTAGGTTGCTTTTCGAAGGGTCCCCCCGTTGGTTGGGTGAAATGAATAATATAGGGAGCCGCCTTCTGAAGTCTTCTGAAACCCTTTTAAAACCCTTTTAAAACCCTTTTAAAAGCCTTGAGTGCCTGCACTGAAACCCTTTAGAATAGGCCCGAGCCTGATAGAGCCTGTCCGGATATTCCCTGGTAAGTACAAATCCCATACAAAACTACTATTCTACTGCACTAAAATACCACTGGTAACTAGTTTAGTGCCACTCGTGCATAAAACTGTTTACAACGCAAAAGATCAACGTTATAATAGAATCCTAGGTTGCTTTTCGAAGGGTGCTGTTGTTGGTGAGACGAATAATATAGGGGGCAGGAAGCCGCTTCTGAAGCCTTGAGTGCCCTGCACTGAAACCCTTTAGAATAGGCCCTGACCTGATAACGTCTACCGAATCTGCCCGGATAATATCTGGTAAGTACAAATCTCATACAAAAATACTACGTCTAAAAAGCCGTGAAACGATAACTACGGCTTCTGCCTCTCTCTTAAATATTTCAAGAAAACTTTAAAGTATATTTTCCGAAATGTTTAAAACACATACGATAACCATAGAGTTAATACCAGATATTAACAATCTAAAATCTCAATTAATGAATATTCCTCTTAATCCTGATGAATTATTGGTACTTCCAACATTCGGGAGTCTGCCGGACCCGTTGTATGGTTCAATTAATATACCTGATCTGGAAATTCAAAAATTTGTTATGGATCTTGTTAACCAACAGCTCTTCACGAATATCCTAAATTTAGTAAAACCACTATTGTCATTTCTGCAGCTTGACTTTTCCATATTTCCGAAAATACCGGTATTGGATGTAGGCTTAGATCAATTACTGACAATGGATTCTAAAGCTCTTGAAGAAAAAATAGTAATTGCTATCGAATCTGGAATCACTATTCCTTACATTGATAGCGTCTATAGATCTTTAGAAATGGCCGAATTGGCAGCGAGTCAAATTTTAGCCAGAATAAAAGCGTTTTATGCCTTTGATTGCATTAAAATTATTACAGATTTGATTACTAGCGCTCTAGACAAGCTCAACCTTAACATTACATTCATATTGCCGTTATTAATTTTACCGAATTTTGCCGAACTGGAAGCTGCCTTTAGAGAAATACTCAATTCTGTTATTGATTTAGATGGCATGGTAAATGACTTAGTAGACGGCGTAGTAGGCGACATCAAAGCGCGTTTTGCCGCTAAATTTGCAGAATACTCAAATGAACTAAAAGTCATTTTTGATACACTTAATTCTGTTATCGATTTAACTACTATTATAAGTGACATTGGAATCAATCTTGGCGCTGAATTCGAATGGCACCAGTTTGTAACAGAACTGATGTCTTACATCACCGGAGCATTGCTGAAGAAAATCATGGACTTCTGCGAGTCTGTTCTCGGGATGCTTGGATTTTCCTTTTACAAAATTATAATACCCGTTTTGGTCGCAGTGGATTATAATTTTCCAGTGATCAGTATAGATGATCCGTTTAAGCTTCCAGAGATCAAC